CGGCGAAGCTTCCGGCGCATCTTGAGAAGTGGAACACGCCGAAACACTGGCGCGAGTCGAAGCAGTTATTCGAAGAAAGGAAAGCGGCTGGTTTCCCTGGCTGCAACCCACTATGATTGCGTCTCTAGAAACCATCGCAGCGCGCGCGTACTCGTCGCTGCACACCATCAAGGCGAGCTACAGCGCTGGGCGATACGTCCAAACTTTCAGCGTTCCTGGCGTCATCGTAGAATGCGGCGTCGGCGCTGGGTCGAACGCTGCTGCGATGGCGATCGGGACGTCTAAAATGGTTCACCTGTTCGATACCTTCGCGGGAGTTCCAGCCGCTGGACCTGAAGACGTCGAATGGCTCGAAGCCAACCACCCAGTGGGGCAATCGTCGCACTCGCGCAAGCAAGTGGTTTCACACCTGACCGAATGGGGCTTCGACCTCGGCCAGTTCGTGTTTCACGAAGGCATGTTCCAGGACACCGTTCCGGCTTGGGCGGCGACGAACCCGAAGATAGCGCTGCTTCGGCTCGACGGCGACCTCTACGAATCGACGAAGGTCTGCCTGGAACACTTGATCCCGCTGGTCGTCCCAGGTGGAATCATCGTCGTCGACGACTTCGATTTAAGCGGCTCCCGCAAAGCGACTCTCGATTACATGGGCAACAGCTTTGGACCGATTCAATTTATTCGCCAAATCAAACAGGAGGGACGATGAACGGGAAGATGCTCAACTCGCTGCTGGCTGAAAACCTCAGCCAGGCGGAACCACACCCGCAAGTAGTGAAGACGCGGCCGTCAGGCACGAAGCGCTGCCCGAATCCGAATTGCCAGCGAACGATTTCAGCGAACAAGGTCGGCTGCATGGCATGCCTGAACGCGGCCGCAGAACTCATGCTGGAAATCTTAGAACCGAAAACGGAGGTTTAATGCCAATGCCGCCGCACGTCATCAGGGATAGGCTCCGCAAGGGCTGGAGCGAAGAGGATTCCGTAAATAGACAACCTAGGTTTTTGAAGAGGAGATGCGCGTGAGCGGGACTATTTATTCTCAATATTCTGAACAATCATACATCCTAGAAGCGTTCGAAGTGGACGGCGGAAACGCTGGCATCAACTATACGCGAGGCCGATTCTTGGACATCGGCGCGCACCACCCGACCGACAAGAGCAACACCCGGGCGTTGATTGAGCTCGGCTGGAGCGGCTTACTCATCGAGCCATCACCCGGGCCGTTCATCAACCTGATGCGCGCCTGCGTTATCTGCGGCCACGTGCCGACCGAACTATACGGCGAACGGAAACGACAATGCTGCGTCGTGTGCGGCTGCGAATTGTACGGTCACACCACCAGGCTAACGCTGATACAGGCCTGCGTCGCCACCGTCCCCGGATTGGTTCTATTGCAACTGAGCGATGACGCGCTATCGAGCTCCGGCAATGTTCAGAAGTGGAAAGACGCTGGCGCGATCTTCTACGGCCAGGCATTAGTGCCAGCCATCACTCCTGAACAAATCTCAAACCAGTTCGGTGGCTTCGACATGATAAACATCGACACCGAAGGAACCTCGGCGGAACTGTTCCTGCACATCGTCGAGCTCGCTGCACATCGTCGAGCTCGGCTGGCGACCGCGCTGCATCGTCGTCGAGCACGACGGCCGCGAAGGCGAAGTTAGCGCAAAGGCCACCACTAACGGTTACAATGTGGTTTATGCGAACGCCACCAACTTAGTCATGGTGCTCAAATGAGCACGCGCGCAATCGTCAACGTCGCCACCGGCGAGCATTACCTGAAAGGGCAGCGACGCCTGAAGGAAAGCTTTGCGGGCGTTCCGCTCATCACCTGGGACCGCGAGCCATTGGGATGCCCAGACCATTCCGAGGTTCCCTATGCTTTCAAGGCGCACGCGCTGGATATGGCCGCGCTCAAGTATCCGACGCTTCTCTGGATGGACGCCTGCATCGTGCCAGGCGCGCGGCCGCTCGAGGACCTCTGGCAGAAGATTGAAGACGATGGCGTCTGGTTCGCGAACAACGGCTATAGCAACGAAACCTGGACATGTGAGGCGGCGTATCCGTTGCTCGGCGTCAGTCGGGAAGAAAATCGCGAAATCAAACACGTCGTAGCCACGACGTTTGGGGTTTGCACGAATCACCCGACGGGTCGAGCATTTCTCGACGAGTATCTGAGACTCGCCAAGAACGGCGCATTTCGTGGGCCGTGGGTGAACGCGGCATGGGCGCATCCTAACCTTGGGCCGCACGACGTCGACGCCAGCTTGGTAGCGAGCGGCCGCTACGGCATTTGCGGACCTCGTGACGTTCGCGGCCACCGGCATGACCAAAGTGCGGCTTCGGTCATCGCCTGGAGACTGAATATCGACCTGACTAACTGCCCAGAATGGTTCGCGTATAAGGGCGGCGAAACAGACAAGACGGTGCTCATCGCTGACGGAGCGTACTAGAATGCGCGCTGGTGAGTTAGCTCGGCAACTTGAATTGCATCCAAACGCAGAGGTTTTGATTGCAGACTTGTTCGGCGAAGGACGCGTAGCGACCTGTGATTTTGACGCGCGCCACACGATGCCGGAAACGCTAGACGTCGAAGTGGTGGAAGTCTATGGGCGCTCCGCTCGGCTACATATCAGGCTGGCTGGCGAAGACCAGGGTTTCTTTTGCGGGTTCAAAGCCGCTCCGATTACTGAAGGAACTTACTGGAACTTCGAGCTAACCTCAGCCGACCAACTGGCAGAAGAAATCAAGAGCCTTGTTGAATCGGAAGCGCACCTCGAAGTATTAGTCCCATGCGCAAAATGCCTCAACGCCTGCAAGGGACGAGTTGGCGTAGTTAAAAATGCTTTCGTGATAAAGAACAAAGAGGCGGCAGAATGAAGCTCATCGCCTGGCGATTGAACATCGAACTGACCAGCTACCCAGAATGATTATGAAATTAATTGCTCTTTGCCCTGTTCGGAATGAGGGATGGATTATTGGCCTGAGCGCGCGCGTGGCGCTGCTGTGGAATGATGCGCTGGTCATCCTGAACCACGGCTCGACAGACGGCACAGTCGACATCATCGCGGACCTGCAGGCTGAATTCCCGGGCCGGGTGCATTGCGAATCCGTTCCCACCGACCTATGGGATGAAATGGACCATCGGCAAATGATGCTCGAACGCGCGCGGCTGCTCGGGGCGACGCATATCAGTATCGTTGACGCCGACGAAATCCTGACGGCGAACGTCGCTACGGAAGTTCGCGCCTTATGTGACTTGAAAACGTGGAACGCGCTAGGGACGTCGATGCTCACACTGCCGCTTTACAACATGCGCAGGACGCCACGCCTGTATCACTCGTCCGGCATGTGGGCGCGCCGTGAAACCTCGGTGGTGTTCACTGACAACCCGCAGCTGCGCTGGAAGCCGTCCGACCAGTTCGGGGCGAAAGCCTACCAGCATCATCGACGCGAACCGCAGGGCTGCAGGTGGGTGCCGTTCCGGCCATATATGCACGGCGACGGCGGAATCATGCACCTGTGGGGCGTCACCGAACGCCGGCTGATAGCGAAGCATCGGGCATATAAAATCCGCGACCGTATTCACCATCCCGAGATGGACATCGCCAAAATCGACGCAATGTACGACCAAGCCATATTGGGACGTCCGGGGATTGAAAGTCCGGTTGACTGGCAATACGCCGAAGCACCAGACGACTGGTGGGCTGGATATGCGCACCTGCTCAAACACTTAGACCTCAATGCGGTTCCCTGGCAGGAACGGTACTGCGAGGAAATGATTTCAAAATACGGACGAAAGTACTTTGAAGGCCTGAATTTGTTCGGTAACGACCAAGCCATATTGGGACGTCCGGGGATTGAAAGTCCGGTTGACTGGCAATACGCCCAAGCACCAGACGACTGGTGGGCTGGATATGCGCACCTGCTCAAATACTTAGACCTCAATGCGGTTCCCTGGCAGGAACGGTACTGTGAGGAAATGATTTCAAAATACGGACGAAAGTACTTTGAAGGTCTGAATTTGTTCGGTATGCTGTAGGCCGATGGGAAAAATAACACACAACAAATCCCACAGTGCAGAGTACGATGCGTGGGCCAACATGACGGGCAGGTGCGAGAATCCGAAGCATCCAAACCACAAAGACTACGGTGCGCGAGGCATTCGCGTGTTCCGTGGCTGGTTGGGTCGCGGCGGCTTCGCCAGGTGGCTTGCGCACATCGGCGAGCGACCGACGGCGTCGCATACCCTGGAGCGAATTGACAACAGCAGAGGATATGAGCCGGGGAACATAGCCTGGGTGACGAGGGATGCGCAGATGCGCAACACCAGGGCGACTCACTTCATAGAAATCGACGGTGCGCGTAAGACCATTACAGATTGGGCATCTGAGAAAGGTATCTCGCCCACCACGATTCATCATCGAATAGAGCGCGGCATGAGCGAGCGCGAAGCAGTGCTGACTCCAGCCAGATTCGGTGGACGTAGAGCGTCATGATTTATCGTTCGAACCTGAAAGCGCCTGACATTCAGCCGCACTTCCGGCACCTGACCGCGCGCGTGATGCCGCATTCGTTCGGACACACCGTCCTATCGGACTGGGCCGACAAGGCGGATGACGACCCGGTCTTCGGGCTGTACAAGAACTGCGGACTATGGACGCACGACGAGGCGGCGATTCTCTACAACGTGGCGCGGCGCATCGGCGGAACATGGGTCGACATTGGATGCCATACCGGCTGGACCACCGCGCATATTGCTGCGGCTGGAGTCGGCGTAATTGCGGTCGACCCGATGCTTAGACTTGCGGCATGGCAGGAACGGTTCGAACAGAATCTGCGCTCTTCCTGGACGGGCGTTTACAGCGTCCGTCATGAAACCTCGCGGCGATACTTCAGCAGAGAAAATACGCCACTGGCTGGAGCATGCATCGACGGCGACCACGAACCAGGTGAGCCCTTATTCGACGCTCAGGCTGCAGCGACGCGCATGGGGAGCAATGCAGCCATCATCTTTCATGACGCGCTCGGCAGACCCGTGCGCGAGGGTGCGCAGTATTTGATGAATCGCGGCTTCAAGTGTCGCTGGTATTCAACTCCGCACGGCATTCTGTTGTGCTGGCGCGGCGACTTCACGCCGCCAGACCACGTGTCGGACCCGAACCTTCCGGACCTCAAGGCGCGTTGTCCGGACTTTGACTTCAGGCGTTGCGTTTAGCTTGGAACTGCTAAACTGCGCAGATGAACTGGCTGCGGCGATTCTTCAAGCGAGACACTCAACCGGCGCCGGTTGAAACCATCACCAGCGCATTGCGCGAAGCCACAGCGAAAGACAAAGTCCTAACCGACCTGAAGGCCGCGAACGCGCTGCTGCGGTCTGAGCTCATCAAGTCATTCGAACGCGACCGCATCGAGCAGAGGCACGCGGACTTCTCGGAACGAATCGGCGAGCTCATGGAGGCGCGCCAGATGGGCGGGTCCGGACCGTGGCGCGTTTCGCCGGCCGTTCTGCAGGACACCGACCGGCTGATTGCGTTCGCGAACGCCAAGCTATCCGACCGCGAAGGAACAGCGCTGCGCGAATCCATTCCGCTGTCGGCCGTGGGCGCCACCGGCGATATATCGCTGGCGCTTGAGAACATGGAGTGGCGGCGCGAGTCGAATCTTTCCTGGCTCGAATTCTCACGGTGGGGCATCCAGCAAATCATCCTGATTTCGCGGCTGTACTACATCAAGAACCCGCTCATCCAGCGCGGCATCAACGTAACAGCAAGCTACGTGTTCGGCCGCGGCGTTGAAGTAGTTTCCGAAGACGACGACGCGAACGAAGTGCTGAAGGAATTCTTCGAACGCAACAAGCGCACGCTCGGCCAGTCAGCGCTGCTCGAGCTCCACAAGCGGCTGCAATATGACGGCCAGGTGTTCTATATCTTCTTTCCCGACGCGGTTAACAAAGGAAACGTCAGCGTGCGCACAATCGACGCGACGGAAATCTTCGAAGTCATCAGCAACCCGGACGATTCGGACCAGCCGTGGTTCTATCACCGGAAGTGGGCGCAGCGGACCGCGGACTCCCAGCTTGGAACCGGTCAGGCCAGGCAGGCGGAAGCGTTCTATCCGGCTCTGAACTGGATTCCAACACCAGAGCAGCGCGGGCAGACCGCAATCAACGGCCAAGACATCATGTGGAACACGCCCGTCCTGATGCAGAAGGGCGGCGTCGGTATCGGGAAGTGGCACTTCGATACACCGAAGGCGTACGCGGCGCTGGCATGGGCAAAGAACGCGCAACGGCTGCTCGAAGCCGACCTGACCACCCGCATCGCGCTGGCCAACATCGCCATGACCGTCACAACCAAGGGCGGCCAGCAAGCGCTGGAAGGCGCAAAGGAACAGCTGGGTACGACGGTCGGACCGAACAATTCGCTGTGGGACCGCAACCCTCCACCGATAGCAGGTTCAATCTTCGCGAGCGGACCCGGCACGACGCTGAAGGCGTTCGATACGAGCGGCGCCGTCCGCAACCCGTCGGACGTGAAGGAATACCGGAACATGGTCGGCCTGGTGTTCGAGATTCCGCCGACCTGGCTTGGCGACATGGAGACGGCGAACCTATCGACCGCGACCACCCTCGACCGACCGACAGAGCTCGGCATGATTGCGAAGCAGGAAAGCTGGCGCGAAGTGCTCATCATGATTGCGGCGTACGTCCTATCGGTCAGCCAGTCGGCGCCAGGCGGAAAGCTGCGGGAAGCACGCAAGGGCAACCGGCGAGTGGTCGAGATGGCGCGGAAGCGGAAGGCGAACGGCCAGTGGGTTTACGTGGCGGAAGCCTCGCAGGCGCGGCCCGATTCCGAAATCCAGCTGAAGTGCAACTTCCCGGCGATTCGCGAGGGCGACATGCCTCAGAACATTATCGCGATTTCGGACGCCATGACCCTCCAGAACAAGGGCGGCCAGATTGTTGGTATCGACGAGAAGGCTGGCGTCGGGCTGCTGTTTGAGCAGCTGGGCGTGGAAGACTACCAGGAAATCCTGGACGGCATGTATCCGGATAGTGGACCGGACAAGTACGACCCGAACCGCACAAAGGAACCGGAAGCACCACCCGTGCCGAAAGCCGTTCCGAATCCTGGCGGCATTCCGCAGGCGCCAGGTGGAACCGTGCCGGCACCCGGGCAGAATGCGCCTGTGCCGAAGCAGCAGAAGGAAGCGCTCACCCGGCTGATTCAGGCCGTTGAAAAACTGAAATGATAAACACCCACGAACCGGACAGCTGCTGCGGGAAGGCGCTGTCGAAAGCGCTGCTGTCCGGTTCGCTGGAGGATACAGACCGCTGGACGCACGAACGCTGTGGGCTCGTCTGGCTGGCGGTGATTCACTACGACGAGACATCAGGCCTGCCGACCATTCGGCATTGGTCGCCACACTGTCCTATGATGAGGTTCTGACATGAAGAGTTTGTATTTAATGCGGCATGGGCAACCCGTCAACGGCCATCCAATGAACGGCGAGCGGCCTCTAACCGACCTCGGCAAGAAACAGGCCGTGCAGATGGCCGGCTGGCTGACCCGGCTAATTGGACGCGTCGACATCGTAATCTGCTCGCCGATGACGCGCGCACTCGACACGGCCGAACCGATGGCGAAGGCGCTGGGTTCCTACACCGCGTCGACGACGCTCCTGAAACCCGACGCCGAACCAGCGGAAGCATGGAAGGAAATCGTCAGGCTGGCGGCCGCGTCGACCGATGTTCTGGTGGTCGGACACGACCCAAGCCTGAACACCCTGCTGCTGTGGCTCATCGGGACCGACAGCACGCCAGGACCGGAGTACGTTCGCTTCGACCAGGGTTCCATCGCCTATCTGAAAATGAATTCGGACGACGTCGCCACGCTGCAATGGCTCATCACGCCCGCGTTGGTTCCTTCGATTGAGGAAGCCGAAGTCGTCGAAGCGGCGCGCGAGTTGGCGGATGCCGTATAATCCGCCACGACGTCCAGTAGCTATTCGCGAGTCGCTTCGCGTGGCGAATTCTGCTGGCGGATGATTTCCGAAATCTCGTAACCGGAAAACATGCCCGACCGCTGGCCTTCGAACCATTCCCGCAACGCCACCCGCAAATCGGCCACGCCCGTGGCATACCCTTCAGCCCGCGCACGAATCGCGTCGGCGCTTCGATATTTGCGCTGATATTCGGCTCGGCACTCCAGACACCAGTAATCTTTCCCGTTGGGCGCGGCGTCCCGCAACCCACAGCTTGTACAGGACGGCATCCGGCCTGTTTCACGTGAAACAACGGACGCCGCGTCCTGGGGCGCCTGTGCGTCAACGGTGGGGGTTTTAACGGGTGTCTGCTTTGCCATTTAATCTACCTTACTAAAGTCTTTGGCCTTTCGCTTGGTAGCCGTTACCTGTGACCAGTACGATACGGCTCAATGGCCATCGAGAAGCTTTCACCCGGTTACCAGGCGCTTGCGCTGCAACTCGAAGAGGCCGCGGGTCATAGCGACGTGCGGAACCAGTTGCAAAGCGCAGTCAGTGCTGCGACGAACCCGAACGGATACGGCTACTACGTTGACCACACGGGCGACGGCGAGTCCGGCGACTGCATTTATTCCTCGAACGGGTCGATGCAGAAGGCGCCGTACGAAATCGGCACGGTCGGCGGAAAGCAAACCGCTAACCTCGACGCTTCGAAGGCTGTAAAGGTCATTCCGCAAACCAGTTACCTGGAGCAGGCCGACGACGACGACCAGTACTCGTCCATGTCGGAGTCGCTGAAGACGGCGAAGCTGTACACGGACCTTCCGCTGTACGAGCGGTTCATCAGCAAGACGGAACGGAGCTCGGCCAGCGACGACAGCTTCGCAGGCAAGGGCAAGTCGTTTCCGATTCTGAAGGCGTCCGACGTCCAGGCAGCCATCCATGCGATGGGCCGCGCAGGTTCCGATAACTACGGCGTCGCTCAGCTGAAGGCCAACATCATCCGGATTGCGAAAGCCAAGGGATTCACCGACGAACTGCCGGCGACCTGGAAAGGTGACGCGAAGGAATCCGGAGTGCCGGCATCCGGCGAACTGAAGCTGGTCGAATCGGCGGCAACGTTTCTGGCGGATGTTTCGATTCGCGAATCGGCTGGCACCCGCACCAATTATCCAATCCTCATCATCAACCCCGGCACCGGCAGCACGGCTCACTACACCGCGGAAGCGCTGAAGCGCGAGGCTGGCAAGTTCAAGCCAGGGACGCTGATGTTCTGGAACCACGCGACGCCAGCAGAGGAAGCCGCGCGACCGGAAGGCAACCTCGACCATCTGGCAGCGATTACCACCAGCCAGGCCGTGTGGAAGGATAACGGGCCGAAAGGTGCGGGCGTGTACGCCGAAGCGAAGGTGATGGCGGACTACGCCGAGAAGGTCGCGGAGCGGGCGCCGCACATCGGCCTATCGATTCGCGCGGGCGGTATCCGCGAAGGCGACAAGACGGTCGGCGGAAAGCCCGTACTCAAAGAGTTTTCGCATATCGAGTCAATCGACTATGTGACGAAAGCAGGCCGCGGTGGTCTGGCGCTGGCTGAAGCTGCCCGCGAAATCGAAAACGAACAGGAGGTATCCGAAATGGATGCTGCGGAATTGAAAACTTTGCGGGAAAGCGTCGACGCTCAGAAAGTCGTCAACGCCCAACTGCTGGAACGTGCCATCAAGGGCGACGCGCGAGAGGCTGCGGAAACGCTGCTCGAATCGGTGACTCTGCCGAAGGAATCGAAGGCGCGCGTCATCGCCGAAGCGCTGCGCAACATTCCGATGAAGGATGGCGCGCTCGACGTTGCTGCGTTCACCGAATCGGTCAACGCGCTGGCCAAGGCCGAAGGTGCCTACGTCGCGACCATCATGGGATCGGGCAAGGTCAGTGGAGTCGGAACCCCGTCGACTATCCAGCTGCCCGTTGCTGAATCCGTGAAGCCGGAAGACATCAAGGCGCGCTCGGTCAAGACCTTCATGCGCCTGGGGATGACAGAAGCGGCGGCAACGCGCGCGGTCGAAGGGAGACGTTAGTCATGAACGAAAACGACAAGCTGGCACCCGCCGAACAGGCGCAGGCCGACGCCGCCGCGAAGGCAAAAGAGAACATGCCGCAGAAGTCTGCGGTTGACGCCGACGGCAACCCCATCGACGTTCACGGTGAGAAGCTGCCGCATCACCCGTCCAATCCGACGCATCCGACTCACCCGCATAAGGAGAAGAAGTAGATGGCGACAAATCAGGCAATTGACGGACGGTGGCACATCAACGTTCCCGTTCCGAGTGCGGTTACGGTCGGCATGCCGATTCTCGTCGGCACGCTGTCGGGTGTCGTGCTCGCGCTGCAACCCATCGCGGCCGGCCAGGGCAGCTTCACCACGGCGACCGTCGACCTCGGCGAGGACTGCTACAACCTCACGGTCATCGGCCAGTCGAGCCAGTCTCCGAACAGCGTTCAGGCCATCAAGCCTGGGGACGAACTGTTCGCGAGCGGCACGTACGACGCGACGACCAACGTGACGTACAACCTCACGATTGACAAAACGCGCGGCAACACGCCGTTCGGAAATTCGCTCGACGCCGTCGGCGCTGGAGTCACTTCCACGTCCTGCCGTGTCCGGCTGAAGGATGGCGGTTCCGGTCCGTACGCTTCGTAAGCGACGAGCACCCAGGAGAAAAAACAATGAATGAACTTCTAGAAGGTCTCTTCGCTGGCTCGCCGATTACGGGCGATATGGATGTTCCCGGTTTCTCTGCCGTCACCCGGCAGCAGAACCGGCTGCGCGAGGCGCGCGTTCTTGGAGCGGCCGAAATCTGGGCTGACTTCAAAGAAGGCAAGCTGAACCCGTTCTACATGCGTCAGGCGTTCAACCTGACCGAGTCGGGCGCGTTCGATTTCCTTTGCCGCAAATACCCGATGGTGTTTCGCGAAACCATGACCACGTCGGATTTCCAAGCGCTGACCGTGGACGTGCTCGACCGCGAACTGCTCGGCGATTACACCGAGGTTCCGATTCCGACCATGCCGCTGGTGAAGACGGCCACGCTGAACGATTTCCGCAACAAGAAGATTTTCATCTTCGACGGCTTGGAAACTCCGTTCTCTGCGGTCGCGGAATTGCAGGACCTGCCGCTCGGCGATATCAGCCAGCGCACGCCGATTCTGTACGCTCCGCTGAAGTACGAGAAGGGCGCGAAAGTATCCTGGGAAGCCGTCATCAATGACGACCTTGGAATCTTCGACGACCTGACCAACCGCCTGGCGCGCGGCGCTCGTCGCACCGTGTCGAAATTCATCACCCAGCTGTATGCTGGCCTGACCGGCCCGAACTCGACGCTGTTCAACGCTGGCTTCAATAACCAAATCATCACGGCGAACGGCGCGAGCTCGAACAACCCGGCACTGACCATGCAGGGCTTGGCGGATGCGTTCACCGTCATGGCGAACCAGCGCGACACCGGCGGCGACCCCATCGAAATCCCGGGCAAGCTGTTCTTGGTCGTTGGACCTTCGCTGAAAGTCACGGCTAACAACCTGATGCACCAGCTGTCGGTAGACGTCAACGTCCAGGGCGGAACAACGCAGGTTAGCGGCACCGGCGCAACCCAGACGTTGTACAACGCTCAACGCGTGAGGGTGGATAACTGGATTGTTCAGGACCTCACGGTCATCATGGACCCGTATCTGCCCATCGTCACGACCACCCCTGGCGTGCAAATTAGCCAGTGGTACATGTTCGCCGACCCGGCGAGCCAGGGACGTCCGGCAATGGAATTCGGCACGCTGCGCGGCTACGGCACTCCGCAGCTGTACGAGAAGGTTCCGAACACCATGCGCGTCGGCGGTGGCGTGGAACCGTTGCTTGGAGATTTCCGCACCATGAGCACCGAATTCAAGGTGCTGATGGCCTTCGGCGGTGTTCAACTTGACGGTCGCTCGGCGGCAGCCAGCACAGGGCAGGGCGTCTAAGGTATCGCGTTGCCATCGCGATGAGAAAGGCGCTCGACCTCAACAGGGGAGGTGAGCGCCTTTTCACTTTCAAATCATGTCGTTCTCCTACATCTTAGGTCGCAACTCGCTGGTCGATTACGTTCGGCTGATGATTCCGGACACCATCAACACGACGGCGCAGCCTTGCCTGTTCCAGGACGAGGAAATCACGTCGATGAACAACGTTACGTCGATGGTGTGGCAGTCGGCGCAGCGGTACTCCGGCTATGCTGGCCAGGCGACGCTGCCGGCAGCACCGGTCAACATCCTGCGGACCGTGGCGTATTGCCTGAACGCTCTCGCCAGCAACCAGGCCATGCTGTCTTCCGTAATCGCGCTGCTTGACGTGAAGCTGGACGCCAAGTCGGCGGCGGCCGCCCTTCGAACGCAGGCGCAATCATGGCTGGACATCGACGATAACTCGATGGCCTTCGTCATCATCGAGCAGGTCCAAACGAACTGGGCGCTGCGCGACCGATTTACCTCGCAAGTGCAGCGGCATTCCTTCGTCTAATGAATCAAGCGCTCATAGCTCGGGCAGTGGCCGGCGTGATGCCAGCGGCGCGCGCCACGGGGCTGTTTGTGTCCCTGTGCGTGTTCACCATGCCGGATACCGGATTCGACCCGTCCGGCACGCCTGACCAGGGAAGCATTCCGGTTCCCGGGCTGGTCGACCACTTCACCGGATCGACCTCCATCGGCTGCATGGACGCTCCACCGTCGGACGCGCGAATCCAAGCCACTGAAGCAAAGGACCTCGAAGAAATCGCCAGCAAGGGTTTCCGCCACATGCTGCTGAACGACTATTACCCGGAAGTGGTCGCGGTACCAGCTACGCCTGACGGACAGATTCCGACCAACTGGACCGCGACCGTCGACGGCGTCCAGTTTAATATTTTGGGCGTCGAGAAGGACTCCCAGTTTCAGATGACTCGGTTGGAGCTCGAACTGGTGAACGTGTAATGGGGATTTCGGCGCGCGCAACCTTCAAGCCGCGAAACGACATCGGCCAGTTCATCCAGGGCTCTATCGCACCGGCTGTGGTCGCCAGCGTGACGGCGTCCTGCAAGCTGATTGAGGATTCCGCGAAGGGGTATTGTCCCGTCGACACGGGCGCACTGCGCGATTCGATTACCTCGGCAGTCAGTACCAGCGGGTCGACCACCGTCGGTATCGTGGCGCCGCATACCGATTACGCTTCGTTTGTAGAATTTGGGACCGGAAGGAAGGGCGACCCATCGGTCCCGCACAACCAGAATTGGCCTGGAATGCCGCCGCAACCATATATGCGCCCAGCCTTTGACTCCAGCAAGGACGCAGTGAAGGAAATCTTCAGAGGACAAATCGCGCTTGCGTTACGCAAATGAACACGCTCGAGGTGAAGCTGCAAACCGCGATGCAGGTGACGCCTGCACTGGTAGCCACGCTGGGATTGCGCGCCGACGGAGCGGCCGCAATCTACAACGTGCAGCTGGTCCAGACCTCGAACATGCCGGCCATCGTGTTCATGCGGGTTTCGGGAGCTCCGTTGAGCTCGGCCGAAGGCGCGAACGCACTCGAACGGGCGCGCGTGCAGTTCACCATCTGGGGATCGACGGTCGCGACGGCGCAGGAGGTCGAAGCGCAGCTGCTGGCGTTCCTCGACCAATTCAACGCCACCGGTTACACGGTCGGCGCAACGACGGTCATCAACATCGGCGGCAGCGGCTTCACCGAAACGACACCAATTCGGTACTGGCGGCGCGTGGACGCCTATATTTTCAACTCGAACACTTAAAAGGGAGAAACCAACATGTCAGCTAAAGCAGTAGCAACGCAGGGCGTCAGGCTTCAGATTTCCATCAGCGAATCGCCCGACGTCTTTTCGACCATCGTCAACGTCACGGACTTCAGCCAGAGCGGTTCCACGAAAGTGGTCGACGTCTCGAACGTCACCGACCTGTGGATGGACCGTTTCCCGACGCTGCTCGACGTCGGCGAGGTGACCATCAACGTGTTCTGGGTTCCCGAAGACCCGACCTTGAATAGCTCGGCGACCGGGCTGCGTGGCCTGTGGCAATCGAAGACGCTGTGCGACTGCCGGTTCATTTACAACGACGGCAACAGCAGCACGGACAGCTTCCAGGCGTACGTGACCAAGTACAACACCAAGGGCACCCAGGCCGACGTGTTGAAAGCAACCATCACGCTCAGCGGTACCGGCCAGCCTTCGCTGGTTTAATCGATTTCACAAAAGGGGCTTGAACTATGGCAGACAAGATTACTCCTATCGGGTCGGGTATCGATTACCCGACCCTCACACTCTCGGACGGCGTCACCTACACGGTGAGGTTCACCCGGGCATCCGTTTACCGGCTCGATAAGGCCGGCTTCGACGTCCGGAAGCTGGGCTCTGAAATCCAAGCTTGGTTTCCGAAGGACCTCGGAAACGGCTTGGTGCAGAACGGCAACCTCCGATTCTCCGTTCTGGTCGACGTCCTACATGCGTCGATTACGCCGCAGTACACCGGCACCACGGACGACCTGGCGGAATTGCTGGACCTTCCGTACGTGCAGCCGGCCGCGCTGGCCGTGATTAACGCACTGGCAAAAACGTGGCCGTCGGCTCAGAAACCCGTGGAGACGACGGCGCCGATTTCTGGGACCTCAGTCCAGTAGAGCGGGAAGACCACTGGCTCAAGTCGTGGGCGTTCGCCACATCGAAAGATGGGCTGGGGCTCACGACTGAGGAATCCTGGGCGCTGACCACGCGCGAATTCCAAGCGCTGGCCGACGTCCACGAAGCCAAGTTGAACCGCTGGGCGATTCAGCAGTCGATGTTCGCGAACGCAAACTTTCGCGGCGAGGATGACGAAGCCTGGGAACCTGCTCATTTCCTGGGACGCAAGAAACGGGCAAGCGATAAACCGCAAGACCCGCGCATCACAAAGGCGCTGCTCGACGAAGCGATGAACGTACTGCCGCAGTGGGCAATTGACCGCATCAACAAGAACAGGGGGGTTAACTAATCATGCCTGATGAACCGATTGGCGAAATCCCCATTGAGATTACTGGCGACTTCAGCCAGTTCGAGGAAGCGCTCGTACAAGCGGTAGCGAACGCCACAGCGGCCGCGCAAATTCTCGCGGGCGCGTTCGACATCCCGAACGCCGGCGAAAAACTGATTGACGTTTTCGACCAGACTGGAAACGCAGCGGTCAACGCCGGCCAGCAGTTCAGCTTGTTCGGCGGCCAGGTTCAGGACACCACCGGCCAGCTGGACCTGTTCGATACGAACTCCATCGAAGCCGCGGACTCCATGTCGCAAATCGGCGACGCGGCGACGGGGGCGACTCAGCCAGTCACGACGCTAGGGAACGAAACCGAGAATGCGGGAGACAAAGCCAAGCAGGGCGGGACCGATTGGTCTGAACTGCTGACGACCCTTGGGCAATTCGCGGCTATCGAAATCACAGCTGGCGCGCTGAAGGACCTAGCGGAAGACGCCATCGCAGCATTCTCGCAAGTTCAGACGGCGACCATCGCACTTGGAGCGATGTCCGGAAGCGCTGCCAATGCTACGGCTCAAGTTGCCGCGCTCCGCGACCAAGCAAACAACGACGCGCTGGCTTTCCCGTCCCTGCTATCCGCAGCGCAGCGAATGACGGCGTTCGGGCTGTCGAGCTCGGAAACCACCCAGATTTTACAGTTGTCTGCCGATGCGGCGGCAGCGACCGGTAACGGCTTCGACCAGGTAAGCCAGTCCCTTGGTCGCCTAGTTGAAAACGGAACCGCTGGCGCTCGCCAGTTGACGCAGCTGGGAATCACACAGCAGCAACTGGCTGCAGTGATGGGCGTATCCACCGCTGAAGTCGCGGCTGACTTCAAGGCGCTGGACCCATCTGAACGCCTGGCAATTGCAGGGCAGGCTCTTCAGAAGTTCGCAGGTGATGCGCAGTTGATGGCGCAGACGGTAACTGGCGAATTCAATAAGCTGGAAAACGCCAGCAATCAGACGTTCACGCAAATCGGCGCATCCATAGCGCCAGCGGTAGCAGGCCTGACGGAAGTCGCTACGGTCGCGGTCGCGGGGTTCGGGAACCTCTGGACCGACACCCTGGGGAAAGTCGAAATCCAGTTTCAGGATTTCTTTACCTTCCTGGCGTCCGGCTCGACCGTTGGTTACACGGCGTTCATGGCTGGCGCGCAGCAAATCAAAGAAGGCGTCAACGTCATCACAGCCGCATTCGCTGGTGGGAAAACAGCCAACGAGATTTTCAATACCTCGATGGCGGCGACATTCAAAACGCTGTCGGATAACCAAGGTTCGCTGACGACGCTTTCAATCGACCTCGATACGGCGAAGGATAAGCTGGCGTCGGGACAAATCACAGCGGACCAGTACCGGGCCACGGTGGTCGCGTACGGCGCCGCGCTCGATAAGGCCAGCACAAGCGGTGTCACCTTCGCGGACAGCGTGGATGGTGTCCAACTCGCTCAGTCGAAGGCAAACACGCTGCTGGTTGAAGCGACGTCGACCCTGGCGCAAGTGTCACCCGGCACGGCGGATTACGCGCGCGCGGTCCAGAACGTCAGCGCTGCCTGGGACGCAGCGAACCCGGGAGGCGTGAAGTTTGCCGACACCATGATGGGCATTGGGCAGACGGTATCGCAGCAGGTTGCGACCTATGCGAGCCTGTCGTCTACCTTCAACCAGCTGAGCCAGGGCTTCCAGAACGGAACGGTTTCCGCCAATCTATTCCTGGACGTCGCGGCGAAGCTATCGAGCGCAGCCACAGCGACGCATCAGCCGTTCGCCAGCATGGCGGTCGACATCGCCAATATCCAACTGGCGACCGACCAAGAGGCGCAGTCGAATGATGCAGCGGTCGGCGCATTCGACGCGATTCTAAAGAAGTTCAACGACGGCACGGTCGGGCTGCAGGCGCTGCAGAAAGCGTACAAGGATGCGCAGACGGCAGCCGAAAACGCGGGCACGTCATTCTCGAACGCTGCAGCGGCCGCGCTGCTGATGACGAACACGGCGACGAACCAGATTCAGGCCTTCCGTGATAACGTCGCTATCCTCGCGCAGTTCAAAGATACGCTGACGCTGACCGACTCGCAGTCCATCGCGGCCGCGACCGCGCTCAAGAACCTGCAGACTGCTGGTGCTGCGCTGGGAATCACCGTTACCCAGGTAGCTGGCTCGCAAACCGCCTTCACCCTTTCGACCACTAATGCCACGCCAGCCGTACAGAAGCTGGTCGACCAGTTCGCCGCGCAGTTTTCCCAGCTGGGTTTGACGGTTACCGCGATTGATAACGTGTCGAAGGCGAACACAGGCTTCGTGAACTCTGCGAATCCGTTCGGCGTCATCCTGCAGAGCATCGGCGTAGCTGCTGGCCAAGCTTCGCTGCAGCTGAACACGGTCGCTAATTCCACTATCCAGTTGGCGCAAGCGTCGCTGAACATTCACGACCCGCTGCAGGGAACGGCGAACGCGCTGCAGTCCATCACCCAGGCCGCAAACACCCAGGTGAACTCGGCCGAGGGGTTGTTTAACGCTTGGGTGTCCCTGAACGAAACGGCGCAGACGTCCATTTCGGGGCAGCTGGCGCTGCAGGACGCGTTCAGCAAAACGCAATCGGCGCTGGCCGCGCTCGGGATTCGGCTTACCGCGAACGGTGCGACGACCACTTCTTCGAGTACTGCCGTCCAAGGGCTGGTCAAGCAGCTAAACGACGCCATCGCGGTCATGAACGGGACGGGCGGACCAGCGGCGAACGCGGCTTCCGGTATCGCAGCAATCGGCGCAGCGGCCAAGCAGACCACCGACGCGCTGGCTGAAATGGATGCGCAGAACGCCGAAGACGATAAAGGGCTGCTCGGCATGGACTCCAGCGCGACCACCATCGCGGCGATGGGGCTCGTATGGCTGAAGAACGGGGAGCTAAACAAGGCCACGAATACTCCTGGGACCGACACCATCGGCATGGGCGGCGACCCGTTCGCGACGGTCGACAAAACCAACCAGGAACTGGAAAACCTGCAGGAAGGCTTGAACGCGGACGGCACAGCCATCACGGGAAGCACCATCGCGACGGAGCAGGCGACGCTGGCGGCACAGAAGGCGGCGGCGGCCACGGCCGACAATACGACCGCCACGGCCGCGAACACGACAGCGACGGTAGCCAGCACGACGGCGACGACCACCGCGACCGTGGCTTTTGGGAACTTGGTCAACGGCATTCAGGGCGCCACGGATACCACCACTGCACTCAAGGACGTCAATAACGACCTTGGGACCAGCTTCACGGACGTCGGGTCGTCTTTGCAGGCCGTCGAAACGATGATAGGCGAGACATCCGGTTCGCTGAAGCAGCAGTTCGAAAACCTAGCGTCGGAACTCAATTCGACGAACGAGTCGCTCTCGCCGTATCCGGATACGCTCTATTCCGCGACCACGGCGACCGGCACTGCCACCACGGCGCTGCAGAACCTGACCGCATCGACCACGGGTGTGGCAAGCAGCCTGACCGGCCTTGTTGAGTCGACCAACACGACCACCATTACGCAGGCGCAATATCAGAGCGACCTGCAATCCTACACCGACCAGGTGAACGCCGGAACCATGTCGGCGCAGGACGCATCGAAGGCGCTATCGACCCTCGCGCAGGAAGCCATGAACGCGGGACAGGCCGTCACTCAGGCGACTGGCGGTATCGCGGCCATTGCGGCCAGCGTCTCGGTCATAGACCCGAACGTACTCAAGAAAGCGCTGGACACTTACAGCGCAGGAACGGCTGGCTATGACTCGGCGTTCAGCGATGCGGGCCGCGGAGCGGCGAACGTCGACCAGGCGAATCAGCAGAACGCGTTCAACACGTACTCCCAACTCGGGGCGGCGTTCACGAGTGCCACCGGCCTAACGATACCTAACCAAGGCGTCGCGGAGGCGCAGGTGAATCCGAACCTGACCTACGACCCGCAGACCGGTTTGTACACCGTTGCCCTAACGCTCAACGCGGGATTGTCGACGGACCAAACCACAGGCGTGACTACCCAGCAATTTACGCCTGGGGCTCCGAGTGCTGGGCCTGGCGAGACGCTTACCGCATCAGGTACCACGCTTCAGGGAGCAGAACAGGCGCTGGCTGCGTTGGTCCAAAACGGCGGTGTATTCAGCACCGGAGCCACCGGCGCGGAAGGCATGGTCACTCAAGCGACGCAGGGCACGCAGGGCACCAACTTCGCGGCGCTGGGTCAGTTGGCGCTGGGCGATTACTCGAAGACGAATTACACGGTGGGCAATCCGCTGCCCGTGACGCTGGCGAATCCGCCCGTGGCCATCAACATCACGGTGAACGGCGCCAACCAGACGAACAACCAGTTGGCGGAAATGATTCGACAAACGCTGGTGGCCAGCTTTCGGCAGGCAGGATTAAAGATTTAGGGAGAAACGACCATGAATATTCAACAAATCTGCGCAAGCAAAATGTCGCTTGAGCAACTCGAAGCCGAAAAGGCGCAGCGCGACGACGCTATCGCCAAGCTGCGCGCCGAAAAGATGCAAATCCGGAAGCTGCTCGAACCGCTGTATGTCGCGCGAAACGGCCAGGGCTTGAGTCCGAACAATACCGTTTTGAAGGTGGGGAAATAACATGAACCGAATGTATGGACTGGGCCGCGAGGCGTTCCTTGAAGCCGATATCGACGCGCTGACAGATACCATCGCACTGGCGATGTTCACGTCGGCTTACACGCCGAACACGACCACCGACGAATTCTACTCGACGCCGATTGCTTCGAGCGGCCTGGTCGGAACGAAAATCACGCTGACCAGCGTCACCGGTTCGCTCGGCACGCTGTCGGCTGCGAACACCGTATTTCCGTCGGTGACTTCCGGCTCGACCGTGACTCAGCTGGTGCTGTTCAAAGACTCTGGCTCGAACTCGACGTCGCGGCTCATCGGCCTGATTGATACGGCGTCAGGCTTGCCGCTGACCACGGACGGAAACAACGTCACCGTGGCGTGGGCGTCCGGCCAGGTGTTCACGCTGTTTGAATCGCTGGCGGAAAAGGAACGCGACGCCGGCGTGCGCGCGCGACTGAAGGCTGTGCTCGAGCAGCTGAAGCGCTGGGGCAAATCGCCTGGCGGTATCTGGATTCCTGCGCCTTCGATTGGATAGAACTCCATGGCACTCCCTGAACTGACAACCTGGGAAGTCCGGCCGGCCACCGGCAGCGATTCGAACGGCGGCGGCTTTGTGAAGGGCGCCAGCGGAACGGATTACAGCCAGCAGGATAGCTCGCAGTTCAGCGGGACGGACTTGGTGTCTGTATCTTTCGACGTGATTTCGTCGGCTTCGCATTCGTTTGTGTCCACCGACGTCGGCAACATCATTCGGATTTCGGGAGGGACCGGGTTAACTGCTGGTGCTTACGAAATCGTCAGCACATCCAGCGGACTGGCGACACTCGACCGCGACCCTGGAATAGGCTCGGGCGGGACGTGGGTCATCGGAGGCGCGCTGCAGAATGTGTCCACTGTGATTTCGTCGCTGGTCGGCTTCGGCTGGTCGGCTTCGCTCACATTATCTATCTCAAGGGAACCTACACGGTCACGGCCGTACAGGCCATTGGGGTGGATTCCAGCTTCCACAATCCGCTGCTCATCAACGGGTATTCAGTGGCGCGCGATGACGGCAGCAAGGCTACCTGGACGACGGCGACCAACTCCATAAACCTGATTGACGTCGGGGGATTGACGAACGCCATTTTCAAGAACATCATCTTCAGCAACACAGCGACCACCAAAGGGACTGGCGGGTCGGCCGGCAACGGAATCATCCCGACGTCGGCGAACGCGTCTGCTGTCCTTTTCGCGAACTGCGTCTTTGACGGGTTCACCCTCGGGTTCAACCTCGACTGGCAGAACATCGCGTACACCATCCTGAACCTGCAGCTAGACACCTGCGAAATCAAGAACTGCGTTTCGCACGGGCTCATCACCACAGGCCAGTGTGCCATCGCCGGCTGCTACTTCCATAACAACGGCGGCGACGGCTTCCGCTGCGGCATCACTGCGAGCAGCTCAGCAGGGCAGAACGGAACCTCGGCGGTCGCATTCTCAGTGTTCTATGGGAACGGCGGAAACGGCATCACAAACGAATCGACTGTAGGGCTCAGCTCCGGGTCGCAGTCCATGCTCGTGCTGCTCAACAATTGCTTCGTTGGAAATACCGGTTCGGGCGTTGTTTCCCCGACTGATGCAACTGGGTCGACGATGGCCTGGAATAATATTTTCTATGGAAATGGAGCCTATGGCTATCACAGCCTCGGTTTCAGTGGTGCAGGACAATACACTGTGTGCGCGTTGCCGCGGGGCAACGCTTACGGCGCGAACACCACAGCCGACCGTCTCGGCTTCCCAGTTGGTCCCAGCGACGTCAGTCTGACAGCCGACCCGTTCACCAACTCATCGGGCGGCGACTTCACACTGAACAGCACCACGGGCGGCGGCGCAGCTTGCAAGGCTGCTGGCTATCAGTCGACCATCATCTAAAATGAGCAGCAACCTCGATATCGGGTCACTCCAGTCTGGCTCAGGGCGCGATATCGGCGCGCTGCAGGCCGCTGGCGGTTCATCGGACACCATCACGCTTTCGAGCGCGATTCCCACCGGCGAATCCTGGGGTACTCCGACTATCAGCAGCGCGGGACAAGCGGTCACCTTGGCCGCGAAGATTCCCACAGGTGAATTCTGGGGTACGCCCAGCATCAACGGCCAAGTGGACGTCGGCACGATTCCCACAGGGGAAAGCTGGCCAACTCCCAATATCATCACCAAGCTGATTCAGTTATCCTCAGCGATTCCCACAGGCGAATTCTGGGGCACTGCCGCGCTCCTACTGCCCGACCAGTTCATCAACGTACTTGGACGTCCCGCAATCGCATCCGGCGAGTCCTGGGGCACTCCTGCGCTCCTGGGCGGCAACCAGGGGCTGAGGCTGTACCTGGGTGGGGTGGACCTTACCAGCCTGGGGCGGCACTCGGGCGTTTCGCCGATGGGTGCAGGCACGAACGGAGCTGCCGCGACCATCACCAGCCAGACCATCGGGCGTTCAACCGCGACCTTCGACTACATCGATATCGGCGGTCAGCTTATCCCTGGGACCTTCACCGCGGCGCAGGACCTTTGCGGCGTCACGGTGAAAATTGTCGAGGCTGGAATCACGCTGTTTGCCGGCTGCATCGATACGGTGGGCGTCGACCGCGAAATGCCGTTCACGTCGCCGGCGTGCATCACCTACCACATCACCACATCACCGCGCTCGACAAGACATCCATCTGCGACCACCGGGTGGTCACGGGCAAAGTCTATACGGCTGGAACCGACATCGGGCAGGTGATTCTGGACGTCGTTTCCAATTTCCTGAACGGTGAAGGTGTCACGACACAGGGCGTTCCTATCGATGGAAGCCTGGGCACGCTCGACGCGGACACGTCCGGCCAGTACGAAACCGTCCGGCAAATGTTTGATGAACTCGCGCAGGATTCCGGAACGGTCTGGTGGATTGACCAGTACGGCGTGCTTTTCTTTTCGCCGATTACGGAAGCACCAGCGGCGCCGTTCAGCATCGACGAGACGCAGTCGAACGCACCGTTTCGCCGTTCGGCTGGTACGCCGATGATTTCGACCAGCGTTTCCGGAGGCTCACAAACCAGCGGGTTCCGGAACAAAGAATACGTGGTGTCGAACCTGAACACGCTGCCAGGCTCAAACGCAGCGGGCGGCGGCGGAACGGTTCCAAGCGGCACAACGGAAACCATCATCTTCACCGAAGGCGAGCCAGGCGTGTGGGATTCACCGGCTGGGACGCCGTACGGTATCCTGGCTTCGCTGCCCATCGCAGCAATTTCAAGCCTGACGGTGAACGGAAATGTTCAGACGGTTTACGAGCTCTCGGCATACAGTGGCCAGACGTCGACTGGACCCAATGATTACCTATGGGCGTTTCTTGCTGGAGGAACGCAAGTTGGGCCGACGTTTGGACCGCTTCCTTCGGGCGCGACTATTGTCATCACCTACACGCCAGGGAACGGGGCGAATGCGGCTTCTGTCGTTGTTGGTTCGGCGTCCAACCCGCTAACGCCGACCGGGCCGACCTTCGGGCACTGCGGCTCTGGAATCTTCGAAGTCATCGACCAGGTGAAAAACGTTTCGAGCGTCGACGACCTGAACGCGCTCGCGCAGAGCTTCCTGAATCGCAGCGGTGCAATCCCCCAGGTACTCACATTCGAAACCGATAAACCCGGGCTGTTCGTTGGGCAGGCGCTGCCAGTCTACCTGCCTTCGCTGGGTGTCCCGCGAACCGGCACGACGCCGCAGGGGTTCATCATCAGTGGAATCACTGGCACGGCGCAAGACTGGTATCTTAAGTACGGCAGTTTCTTTCGATGGACCGTAACCGCAATCAACAACTACGACCCGGCGAACTGGATTACATACTTCTCGCGTCTAGTCGCACGCACGGAAAACGCGCTGCCCGTCTTGCAGAACGACCCTTACTCGTGGGCGCTAGGGAACGGCTCGTCGGCCGCTGGCGGAACGGCGCTGACGAATCCGCTGCAAGTCCGGAGAACTGGGCGGCTCGCGACGGTTGCCATCGCGGCGCAGATAGTCCCGATTAACCAGACCCTGGTGGTACAGCTGCTGGCGGATGGCGTCGTCTTCGCGACGGTCAGCCTATCGCCTTCGGCCACACCGAACGTGTTCCAGACCATCGTAGTTCCGCTGTCGGCTGGAACGTATCTGTACAGCGGACAGGTTCTGACCATCAACGCGAACTACGTTGCAGCTTCGGGCGTTCCGGTAAAGGCGCAGGGCGTCACGGTCGTAGCCACGCTGACAATGTAATGAGCATGTGCGCATGGTAAGCTATGCGAATGACACTGCACGTCGGAAGCCTCCGATACTTCACCAGCGAAGACGAGCTTCGCGCGTGGCTCAATGAAAACCACCACTATCCGACCCGCGTTCGCATGCCGACCGTACTCGGCACCGGCGAGGGGAAGGGCTTTGCGTTTCTCGATTTCAACAGCGATGATGATGCACACGCCTGTATGCAAGAAATGAACGGACGCTCGCTGCACGGCCGCTGCCTGACCATCATGGAATCGAAGCCGCGCGAACCAAAGACGACGAAACGGACGGCGAAGCGGAAATGATTCGCTTCGTGGACGGGTTCGACGAGTGTACTTATCAAGGCGCTGCGCTGAAATATAAAGGCTACAACGCCAGTTTAAACCAGGGCAGCATGGTCACCGGCCGCGATGGAATCGGCCAGGCCATCGAGCTATTCAACACCGCGTTCGGGGAAGCCAACTACGTCGTGCCGCTGGATGCGCAAAGCACCTGGGGCTTCAACATGGACTGGCAGTGGTCCGGAACACCGCTTGAAGAAATGGAATGGTATCGAATCTCCATCGGCACGACCATCCTGCTTTCGCTGAAGGCGCGCAGCGACGGCACCATGGACATTCTCGGGCCGCTGGGAACGCTGCTGGTCAACACCGGCTCGACATCTACCGGTTTCGCACCTGGCGTATGGTCGACGCTCGAACTGAAGGTCAGCTTCGGGACTGCCGGCGCCGTGGAGCTCCGCAAGAACGGCGTCATGGCAGCGATGAAGAGTCCGGTAAACTTCGGCGCCACGCTGCCGGACACCCACACCGTTCTGCGGTTCGAGGGATTCGGACCACCTGGAATCATCATTGACAATCTGATTATCTGGGACGGCCAGACCCGGGCCGGCGACCCGTTCACCGACTTCTACGGCCGGCAGCGCATCCTGTCGATTGAACCTATCGCGGACCTGCAGGCGAACGAATGGCAGCCATCGACACCGGGTTCCAGCTATCCAATGGTCGACGACGACCCGTCAACGCCTGGGAGCTCGCCGGACGGTGATTTAACGTACCTTCTAGCGCAACCTATCTCCTGGCGCAGGCCACCGGACCCGATGCGGTCTTCGAAATGGCTTCCTCGGATTGCAGCGGCCTGATTCTGGCGCTGGTCTGGAACGCCTGCATGCGGCCCGACCCGAACACGGCGACACCCGGCGTCGATTTCGTCTTCGTACCGCGACTTTCCACCCTGGTCGTCGGGCATGACACCGTGGCGTCGGGTGGCGACCTGACGTCGATTCCAGCGCTGCTCGACTACCTCACCTACCAAGTCATCACGACAGAGAATCCCGACACCGGCGTAGGTTGGCAAGACGTCGATATCTCTAATAGTTCCTACGGCATAGGAGCGAGCGCGTCACCACAGGTAAGAATGACCGCGTTTTACCTCGAAAAGGTCGTCGATTTAACAGGAAAACCGTTCGATTGTAGCCACGGCTCATATGCTTACGCCGGCTGAGTGCGACCTCGATTCGAGGCTTCGGACGCTGGAAGAATCGCGCTGGCGCATGGTGGGCGCCGCGGCCATGCTGAGCGCAGCAGTCTCAGCCGTGATAACCTACCTGAAGCACGGTTGAGCCTATGAGCATTTCAGCATTCTTCCTGGTGGCAGCGTTCCTGGTGTTCGTCATCGGCGCGTGGTCGCGTTGGTGGGCTTCGCCGTCTCCGTACTACCCTGCGTTCATAAGCGCGGGCCTGGCGCTCTGGGTGCTATCCCAGCTGTGGCCGCTTCTCAATAAGTAGCCGTCGAGCGACTTCCGAACCACCCTTAACCATAAAGGTATGGCACCGTTGATTCGGTCGTTACAAAATCAACTGAAACTATCCGACGGGCAGTTTCTCTTAATGGCTCGCGAAGCCGCGCAGAATGCGCGCGTTCAATCGCTCAAGCAGCTGGACAGCGTCGAGCAGCTGACGCTGGTGCTGATGCTGAAGGAAGTCGAGTACATGCGATGCAACTGCGAGCGGCGCGCTATGTTTGACGCGGCGCGTCCTGCGTGATACGCCGTTTCTGCGTTTGGTGTATCATCAAATCCACTAGGTAGACGCGGGTCGACACGAACAGCCCAAAGGGCACTCCGTCGAACGCGCCTACTTAGTACCAACGTAATAGGTATAGTTTATCCTTGCGCACATGCGCATCATGGGTCTATTATTGACTCATGCCGAACAGCTACCAGAAATCGAAAGCAAAGAAAATCGCGGCCGTCCTGCTTATCGCGGCCGCGCAATCCGACACGCCGATGGCGGACCTTGCTACGCTGGCGGCCAGCATGTCGGAGCGCGAATGGACCAGCGTCAGCTTGGCGGCTGGCGTAGCGGTCGCTGACCATCCGGCTCGGGTTTTCACAATCGCAATTCTAGGAGGCTTAGCATGATTGGATACGTTATCGTTTTCCTGGTGTCTTTCGCGGCCTGCGCGTACACGGCGCAGACGGTATGCAAGTGGGCGGATGAGGCGAACTCGCTGCGCGCGGTGAAGCGCTCGCTGGGGCTGTGATAATGCGCACCGTACTGGCGACAAGGAATCTTATTTTTCCAGCGATGGGCTGCCGACGCCGAAGTAATGCACATCGCAGTGCAGCAGGCCAATTGAGCATATGCGCAGCGATATGGTAGTATCAACCA